CTCACCTGGGGGCAAATGGATCGTTGTTGAAGATTATAGCGGCAAGTTAAGTCAAGTGATTTGAATATCATCTATCTAATAACGATAGATGATATTTTTATACCTACAAATAGGCATCTGGAAAACCAGGTGCTTTTATTATGCCGTCTTTTTGGTATTGCAGACGTAAAAGAGCAAGACATCACCGGCCACGACCGGGATAAAAAGTGAAGATGAAAGGATGGGAAATATGAAAAAAGAAGATTTAATCGCATTAGGCTTGACAGAAGAGCAGACTGAAAAAGTCATGGGATTATATACGGAATCATTGAAAGGGTTTATTCCTAAGTCACGATTTGATGAAATAAATGAAACGAAAAAGGAATTGGAGCAGCAAATTAAAGAAAGGGATAAACAGCTTAAAGATCTTGGAGAGAAAGCCAAAGGCAATGAGGAACTTGAAAAGCAGATCAAAGAGCTTCAGGATGTCAACAAAAAGGCTAAGGAAGAGTATGAGGCAAAGATTAAGAATATTACCTTAGACAATGCTATTAAGCTAGCCCTGAAAGAAAACAAGGCAAAATATGAAGACCTTCTCATAAGCAAGTTCGATAAAGAAAAGCTTACCATTAAAGATGATGGCACCATAGAAGGCTTAAATGAACAGCTGGCAGTCCTGAAGGAAGGATACAAAGACCTATTTGAGCAGCCTTTGAGTGGGCATACACCAAATAATGCTGGAGATAATCCCAGTAGCGGAGAACTGCAGAAGATGACAGAAATAATAAGACAAAATTTAGGATTTTAAAAGGAGAGTGTTAAAACATGGGTAATGTATTAGAATATGCAAAGATTTTTCAGCAAGAACTTGACAAACAGGTTGCGGCACAGACTACATCTGGTTGGATGGAAGATAACGCCGGGCTCGTGAAATATAGTGGCGGTAATGAGGTTAAAATTCCTATTATTGACATGGATGCTTTGGGAGATTACGACAGGGCTAATGGGTTTGTAGAGGGCTCGGTAAACTTAACGTATGAGACAAAAATTATGACCATGGACAGAAGCAGAACTTTCATGCTTGACCGCATGGATGTAGATGAGACTAACTTTGTGGCAACTGCAGCCAATGTCATGGGAGAATTCCAGAGAACAAAGGTTATTCCTGAAATCGATGCGTACAGGTATTCCAGTATTGCAAGTCAGGCTATAGAGAAAGGCGTAGCAGTTGGTGGCTATACTCCTTCAGAATCTGACATACTCAAGAAACTGAAGGAAGATATCTATGCAATATATGATGTGGCCGGTGAAATTCCTCTGGTCATTATCATGAACATGCAGGTTGCTGCAATACTGGAGAATTCTACAGAATTAAGCAAAATGTTATCTGTTATTGATTTCACTCAGGGAGAAGTTAAAACTTCAGTTAAAGCTATTGACAATAATCCTATTATCAAAGTACCTTCAATGAGAATGAAAACCAAATATGTATTTTATGATGGCAAAACACCAGGACAGGAAGCAGGAGGATTTGTGGCTGCTGATGATGCAAAAACCATCAACTGGATTATTTGCCCTAGGACAGCACCTATAGCAGTATCCAAAACGGATAATATACGAATATTCACTCCTGATCAGAACCAAAAGGCTGATGCATGGAAAATCGATTACAGAAAATATCATGACCTCTGGATAAAGGACAATCAGTTCAGCGCAATTCGTGTAAATATTAAAAAGGCTTTAGAGGAGGCGTGATGGTGAATGTATAAACTTGAAAGGCTCAATGTCGTTAAAGTAATAGCGACTGAGAATGAAAAAAAGGCACTTTTGGCTAAGGGCTTCAGGGAAGTGAAGGAACAGGAAAAGAAAAAGGATGAGAAGAAAGATGAAAAGAAGGCTGCTAAATAGCGGCCTCCTTACTTTTTTTTAAGGTGTGATTGTATGACTATTGAGGAAATGCTTGTGAAGATTAAGGGAAATCTCGAGATTGAGGATGACAGCAAAGACTTAATTATTACTGACTTTATTCAGGAAGTATTGAATTATTGCAATCTTAAAGAAGCACCGGCAGAACTTGAGCCATTTGTACGAAAAAAGGTAAAAACTATCATAGATTATGAAGCAGAAAATGCAAATGCAGTATTTGATGTCAAGTCAATCAAGGAAGGCGATGTATCTATTACTTACAATACAGAAGAAGTTTCAAGAGAAGTAATTTACGGGCTTTCAGATAAAGATAAGCTGGCATTGATGAAATTTCGGAGGTTGCCAAGATGAATGCATTTCAAAGACTATGGAAAGATAGGATGGATATATATCGCTGGGTTGATGTGGTAGAAGATGGCTTCACAAAGCAGAAAAAAGAATTACTCCATGAAAATGTAAAATGCCATTACAGTAAAGGAAGTCTTATTGATGTTGGAGATGGAGTGCCTACATTGATAAATTCTCATACTCTATTTTGTGGACCGGATGTTGATCTCCAAGAAGGCGACGAGATCATCGTAACGAGAAACGGGAAGCAGGTAACTCTAAAAGTTGGAGAAGGATTTTCGTATAGCACTCACCAAGAGTTTTCCGTGAAACGAGTGGATACAGCATGAGTAATAGTAATCGTCAAAAGAATAAAGCACTTATTGACGAGTATCGAAAAAAATTACGGTCAATGTTAAACGATATTTCTGAAATAGATGTGCGCTGTCTCAACAAAGCAGTCAATATCGGGTTAGCTGATGCTAAACGCAATACAAATGCTCCAACAGGATTTATGCGTAAAAGTTGGAGCGTTACTCCAACAAAAAAGACAGCAAGCGGGGTAGAGAAAGAGCTCGTCAATACTGCTCATTATGCTATCTATGTAAACTATGGCCATAGAATAGTTAACCGCAAAGGAGAGACAGTCGGATGGGTACCAGGTAAGTTTATATTGGAAAAGGCCATAAACAAAGTGGATCAGCAACTTGTAAAGGAATTTGAAAAAGAAGTGGAGAAGGTGAACCGAAAGCATGATAAGTGAAATTAAGCAGGCTATTGCAAATAGGCTTTCAGAGATTTATCCGTCATATACCATTTATGATGAAGATATTCCTCAAAACTTCAAAAAACCTTCTTTCCTAGTCACTGTGATTGAACAAAGCTACAGCAAGAGATTAGATAAAAAATATAATAGTACAGTTAGCTTTGATATATCCTATTTCAGCAATAAAGGGAAAAATGAAATAAAGTCTGATTGCCAAGCGGTACAGGTAAACTTACTTCGTACTTTTGATACGCTGGGAGACTTTAAGACTAATAATTTGCAGGCTAATATAACAGACAACGTATTGCATATTACTTTTGGTGTGAAATACTCGGAAATCCGTAAGGAAACACCTATAAAAATGCAAAATCAAACTATAAAAATGAGTATATAAAGGAGTGACGATGATAACATGGCGGGAACATGGACGAGTCAAAACAAAATATTGCCTGGTGCTTATATTAATTTTCTAACCAATGCCCCATTGTCTATTACAGTAGGCGATAGGGGCATTGTTGTATTATTGCAGGAAATGAGCGTAGGTACAGCAGGAGAAATCTATATGATCACAGCCGCAGACCAAAGCGAATACCCAGAGGGTGTAACGGATGGAGATAAGTTGCTTGTAAATGAAGCTCTTAAAGGAGTACAGACAGTGCTTGTATATAATCTTGGACAAAGCCATACAAGTGTTACAGAAGCATTAAAAAACCTCAAAACAGAAGTATTTAATGCATTATGCTACCCATATGACGGCGTAGAATATGAAGCAAATAAACAAGAAATTGCTGCATGGATTAAAACCATGCGCGATGATGAAGGAATGAAAATACAAGCAGTTTTAGCCAACTATGACGGTGATTATGAAGGAATAATCAACGTCACTCAGGGAGTTAAACTTACAGACGGCACAGAACTGAGCCCTGCTCAATGTACTGCGTGGGTGGCAGGCATAACGGCCGGTGCAAATATAAATCAAAGCAACACTGGTCGTAAGTATGTTGGTGCTATTGATATAGTGCCTAGGATGACTAAAACTGAAATGGAGACAGCTATTCAGAACGGGGAGTTTATATTCAAGGTTGATACTGCTCAAAATGTTACAGCAGTATATGATATAAATTCCCTTACTACTATTACCTCTGAAAAAGGTAAACCGTTTACTAAAAACAGAGTTATTCGGACCATAGATGGCATCAATAACGATATCGTTGAGATATTTGAAAGCAATTATATCGGTAAGATAAATAATAATGAGGATGGCCGGTCCTTATTGCGAGCTACTTTGATTGAATACTTTAATGAACTTCAAAGGCTAAACGCAATACAAAACTTTACTTCTGAAGATGTAACTGTATCTCCTGGAACAGATTCTGATGCAGTAGTAATTGATTGCTATATCCAGCCAGTGGACAGCGTTGAAAAAATATATATTACAGTGAACTTATCATAAGGGAGGGGTAGATAATGCCAGAGAATTATACAAGATTGGCTGATACTATTAACTCACATGAAGGTAAGGCGTATGTAACAATAAACGGGCAAAATAGGGAGTTGTTCGAGGTATCCAGCTTAACAGCACAGATTGAATATACCGTACAAGAAAGACGTATGCTAGGTCATAGAATGACACAGCATAAAGTAGTTGGAGCTACCGGTACGGGATCCATGACTATGTATTTTATGAACAGTGAAATGCTGAATCAAGCCATACAATATCTTAGGACAGGTAACTATAAAGGCCTGAAATTACAGATAAAGAATGAGGATCCGCAGTCAACTGTAGGAAAGCAGGAAGTGGTATTATCTAATGTTATTCTGTCTTCAATTCCTGCAGCAATTCTTGATGATAGCTCGGATGATCCGATTACATTTGATACAGACTTCACATTTGATGATATTGAAAACCTTGAGAGCTTCAAATTACCTGAAAACTATAGATAAAGGAGCAGGATGACACCTGTTCCTTTAAATTAATCATAAGGAGGAAGGTTTATGAGTTCTTTAAAAGCATTTTTAAATCCTGTTCAAGTTGAAAATAAAGAGGTTATAGTGTCTAATCGTTTTCAGGAAGACGGTAAGCCGGTACCGTTCATAATAAGGCCGATTACTCAAAAAGAAAATGAGCAATTGATCAAGAAATATACAAAAAGAGATAAGAAGGGAAACGAAACATTTGACAGGACGGGATATATTCACGAATTAACGGCAAGTGCAGTTGTATTTCCAGACCTTAAAAATGCAGAGTTGCAAAAGGCTTATGGTGTATTGGGGGAAGCAGAGCTTCTAAAAACCATGCTGTATGTTGGTGAATTCGCGGAACTCGCCCAGGCCGTTCAAGAATTGAGCGGACTCAATACAGACATTAATGAGGAGATTGAAGAAGTAAAAAACGCATAAGGCAAGGTGATGCCGAGTTTAACTTGGCTCACTTTGCACTTCAAAAGCTTCATATTTTACCCTCTACTTTAGTTGAGATGAGCGATAGGGAGAGGGCATTTATTTATGCAAGTATACAGCTACGTATCGAGGAAGAGAAAAAGGAAACAGCTAAAATAAAGGCCACCCGAAATAAAGGTAGAAGAGGGGGCAGGAGAAGATAATGGCTACTTTAAAAGCAATGTTCAAGTTATTTGATGGGTATTCATCACCTATCAATAAAATAAACCGAAAAACAGATGAAGCAACAAAAAAAATCTTAAACGCAAGCGGAGCGACAGATAAATTTAATGACAAGCTGAAAAATACTGGAGCAAGTGCAAATATAGCAAACAGTGGATTGGGAAAGTTAGTTAAAACATTTATCAGTTTGGCAGCAATAAAAAAAGGAATAGATATTACAGACGAATATACAAATACTGCTTCCAGACTTGCTCTTATCAATGACGGCCTTCAAACGCAGGCGGAGCTTCAAGATAAAATATTTGCTGCAGCTGATAGATCCAGAGGCGCTTATGGGGATATGGCGGATGCAATAGCGAAAATGGGCTTGTTAGCTAAGGATGCATTTAACTCAAATGATGAATTAATAGCATTTACTGAATTAGTACAAAAGAGTTTTAAAGTTAGTGGTGCTGATACATCAGAACAGCAGGGTGCAATGAGACAATTAGCACAAGCAATGTCTTCCGGAAGGCTCCAGGGAGATGAGTTGGTATCTATAATGGAAAATGCACCAATGATATATGAGGCAATAGCAAAATATATGGGTAAAACAAAAGCTGAACTTAAAGAACTGTCTTCTGAAGGAGCAATAACGTCAGATATTATTAAGAATGCTATATTTGATGCAGCTGATGATATAAATGCCAAATTCGCAGAAATGCCGATAACGTTTGGAGATATATGGAGTAAAATTAAGAATGGAGCAATTAAGGCTTTTGGGCCTGTCATTGAAAAAATTAGCAGCTTGATTAATACAGAAAAATTTCAGCAAGCCGTGTCTATGTTAATTAGCAGTTTCAGCCTTATTGCTGATGCTGCTAGTTGGCTCATAGATGTGGTTATTAATGGTTGGGATACAATAGGTCCGATACTAGCGGTTGTTGGAGGGGTAATGCTTGCTGCTATTATATCAAAGATATGGGGCGTAGTCGCCGCTTTATTAGCTCAAGGAGCAGCTACCCTAGTGGCTCTATGGCCGTTATTATTAATTATAGCTATTATTGCAATTGCAATTGCGGCTGCGCGTCAATTCGGAGCGACATGGGATGAAATAATTGGATTTATTGGCGGAATAATTGGAGTTTTTGCTACATTCTTTTACAATATTTTCGTGCGAATATGGAATACAGTAGCAGCATTTATCAACTTCTTCGGAAATGTATTCAAGAATCCGATAGCATCTGTGAAAGCTTTATTTTATGATTTGATGACTAATATATTAGGATTTATCGAAACTATGGCCAGAGGAATTGAAACTTTATTAAATAAGATTCCAGGTGTAAAAGTAAATATTACGAGCGGAATAACTAATTTAAAAGATAAACTTGCTGCTAAAGCAGATAGTATAAAAAGCGAAAATGAATTGGTTGAATTTGTTAAGTCTAAGGAATTTATGGATTATTCAGAAGGCTTTACAAAAGGCAGTGATTTAGGTAAAAAATTATACTCAAATATAAGTGATAGTTTAGGGAACCTAACCAATGTAATGGCTGGATCAGGAAATGGATTAGACTTAAGCAATTTTGGAACGAGCAGTAACCCTTTGTATGTAACTTCTGATGATGAGTTAGATATGTCAGAAGAAGACCTAAAATATTTGAGGGATATTGCTGAAAGAGACTATATTAATAAATTTAGCACTGCAACTCTTGCCCCTAATATCCAGATAAGTTTTGGTGATGTCCACGAGGAAGCAGATGCAGACAAAGTGGCAGGCAGAATAAAAAAGATACTTCAGGAAGAAATAGCTATGGCAGCAGAAGGGAGTTATGCTTAATGAGTAATTATGCAGTGTTTTTTGATAAAGACAATATTACCTATAGACTTCCTACCAACCCTGAGCAAATAGAAATGTCCAGCAAGCAAGCTATAGAAAAATACGAGATACTCAAGCTGGGGCAAATAGCGATACCAACCCACATGGAACTTAAGGAATATAGCTTTGAGTGCGAATTCCCTCATAGGGTTCTGCACTATGTAGAAACATCAGGAAGATTCAGAGATGCCGATTTCTACCTTAACCTTTTTAAGGAATGGAGAGAGCAAAAAACTCCGGTAAGGTTTATTGCAAGAAATGGCATCGGTGATGAAATAAATACTTTGGTTCTAATTGAAGAACTGACCATAACTGAAAAAGCCGGAGAAGAAGGAGACAAATATATCAACTTTCAATTGATTGAATATCGGAAATTCGGAAAGAAATTTGTTGTAGTGGAAACTGAATCAACTGGAACAACAGTGGCTGTAGCAAAAGAAGTAGAACCGACGCCATCAATAAATCCCAAAAGTAATGGAACTTATATTGTACAATCAGGAGATACATTGTTTTCTATCGCTAAAAAATACTATGGAGATGGAACTCAATACACAAAGATATACAATGCCAACAAAGACCAAATAAAAAACCCTAACCTTATATATCCAGGACTGCAGTTGGTGATACCGACATGATGGAATTTTTAGTCGAAGTAGAAGGGAAAATATATGAAATCAGCGAGCTTGTGAAATCTGTTTCATGGAAAGATACTTTGAATGATGGATGTAGCAAGCTCGAATTTTCTTATATAGATGATGACTTGAGAATACAAAACGGTAGTGTAGTTCGGTTTAGGTACGATGATGCAGATATTTTTTACGGATATGTTTTCAAGCATAATCAAAATAAGCAGAAAGAAATAAGCGTAACGGCTTATGACCAGCTTAGGTATTGCAAAGCTAAAGATACTATTGTTGTAAAGGATGATACAATAACAACCTTAGTCAATAAGATGTGCAATTATTTCAACTTGAAAAAAGGAACACTGACTGATACAAAGTATAAGCTTCCAGTAAGTGTGCAAGATGATAAAACTTGGCTTGACATAATATACGCAGCCATAAGTGATACATTGACCAATACTGGAAATTGGTATTGCTTACGAGATGAATTTGGCAGTATAGCTATTAGGAATTTAGAAGATCTAACTCTCAATCTAATCTTGGGAGATGAAAGTTTTGCTTATGACTATGAGTATGAAAAATCAATCGATGATGAGTTTTATAATCAAATAAAAATAGTTACTGACAACGAGAGTACTGGCAAAAGAGATGTTTATATTACAAAAGACAGCAATTCCATAGCCAAGTATGGACTTCTGCAATACTTTGAGAAGTTAGATAAAAATGCTAATCCTTCTCAAGCAAAGGCAAAAACTGATATGCTTTTACAGCTTTACAATCGAGAAGTAGAGACACTGGATTTAAAATGTTTGGGAGATGTACAGGTGAGAGCAGGATGTAGTTTCTTTGCTCAAATTGAGGATATAAGCCTAAACAATAAATTAATCGTAAAGTCGGTCACTCATGAGTTTATACCCATACATACCATGAGTTTAGAGGTGATGATATGATAAATGAAATAAAAACTATAATTCAAAACTACCTTAATAATGCTAAGTTATGCCGGCTTTTGATGGGTACAGTTACAAGCGATGGCATAAAGGTGAGCGATAAACTTACCATACCAAACGAGCTTATAGTAGGTAATCTCAAGAAAAACCTGAGTGCCGGACAAAAAGTAAGACTACTCCAAAATCATGGCGGCCAGCAATTTTTCATTTTGGAAGTGATTTCCGAATGATACCCAAATCGTCAATAGATATTAAATTAAACCTTGAAGAGAGCATTGAAACAAGCCGGACATATAAACTTTCAAACAATAAAATACAGGGCTTCACAGACAAACTTGAGGCTATCAAACAAACAATATATAAGATGTTAAATACTGAAAGGTACGAATATCCAATATATAGTTTTAATTACGGAATTGGACTTGAAAGTTTGATAGGCAAGGACCCTATATATATTCAGATTGAACTAAAGAGAAGAATTCAAGAGTGCTTATTGAGAGATGATAGGATAATAAGCGTAGATAATTTTCAATTTGAAATTAATGGCGACGAAATAATATGTACTTTTGATGTTCACAGTATATATGGAGATTTAACGGCTTCACAGGTGGTGAATGTTTAAATGTTTGAAGATATGACTTATGAGAATATATTAAATGACATGCTTTCAAGAGTTCCAAGTGATGTAGATAAAAGGGAAGGCTCTGTCATATATGATGCTTTAGCTCCCTGTGCCTATAAGTTAGCAGAGGCATACTTTCAACTTAATAACTTTATTGACCTTGTTTTGGCTGATACAGCAGTTGGTGAATATCTTGACAGAGCTGTAGCTGCTTATGGTATTACACGGAAACCTGCAACAAAAGCAATTAGAAAAATAGAAACTACTGGCCCCGTTGATATAGGAACAAGATGGGGATTGAACGATACAACGTATGTTATTACGGAGAAAATATCTAATACTGAATATAAAGCAGAATGCGAGCAATATGGAGAAATCGGAAACTATTATACGGGAGAGCTTGAGAATATTGATAACGTAAACGGAATTGTTGCGGCATTAACTGATATTTTAGTAAGCGGGGAAGAAGAGGAAACTGACGAAAACCTTCGTGCAAGATTTTACAATCGAGTACAAATGCCAGCTACGAGCGGAAATGCTGATAATTATAAGCAATGGGCTTTAGAGGTGCCAGGTGTCGGTAATGCAAAGGTAATTCCCCTGTGGAACGGAGCAGGTACTGTAAAAGTGTTAATAGTAAATAGCAATATGGAAGTAGATGAAGCATTAGAGCAAACTGTATATGATTACATTGAAACGGTAAGGCCAATTGGAGCAACTGTAACAGTTGATAGCCCTTCTTCTTTAAATATTGCTATTACAGCTAAGGTAAAATTAGGCTTCGGATATAGTATACAGGATGTTCAAAATGTATTTATTCAAAGTCTTGAACAATACAGGCAGGATATTGTGTTTAAAGATAACTATATCAGCTATGCACTGATTGGCAAACTTTTATTTGATACTGCCGGCGTGATTGATTATTCAGATTTGACATTAAACGGAGCAGTTCAGAATGTAACAATAGGAGAAGAAGAAATTCCTGTATTCTCCGTAGAACTGGAGGTGATGTAGATTGTTTGTTGAGAAACTCAATAAAAAACAAGAAGGTGTATATGTAATAGAAGAAGAAAAGAACATAGAAAATGGTAAATGGGAAGGATATTTGGATCATGATAATGTTAATCATGAAAGTATAGTTATCTACACTGGACCTAAGTTTACGGGGAAAAAAGTAGATAACTTTTTTATTTCTACGCCTTCAGAAATGCCTTGGAAGACATATTTAAAAATATTTTCTGATAGCGAAAAAATCTATGTTACTTATGAATCTTCCGGAGACCAGGTTGAAGCTGAGGACATTAATTTAGTGCAGCAAGCCATTGCCGATAACTCTAATGCATTAGAAGAGTATAAGGATTCCAACAATATTGAAGTAAATAGCCTGAAAGAGAGGACAACTACACTTGAGAATGCAAAGGCTGATATTACATATGTAAATACAGAGCTTTTGAAAAAAGCTGATAAAGCAAATACCTATACCAAAGAAGAAACAGATGCGAGAATCCAAGCAGTAATTGGGGCGGCTCCGGAAGCTTTGGACACATTGCAGGAGATTGCAAATTCCCTGAATAATGATGCTGACTTTGCAGGGACCATAATGGCACAACTGGCCGGTAAAGTAGACAAGGTGAGCGGAAAAGGCCTG